GATCGTTGTTCGTGTCCACCGTGACCCCGACCGCTGGCCCCGTGTGTCCTTGTGACCTTTAGCGGTACGGGATCACTCGCGCCCTCCGGAGGGATTTAGAGATGGCCCGCTACCGCATCACCGGAGGCCCAACAGGCGACGCCGGACTCGACTACAGAGCGACACGCGCCGAGGTCGGAGACGTCGTCGAGGATCTCCCTCGCGACTCGATCAAATGGCTACGTGAGCAGGGTTACATCGAGATCGTCGGCAAGGACTCCGATCCTGTCGACGCTGAGGTCGAGGAGATCGTCGAATGAGTTTCCGTCATGGCAAGAGCACCCGAGTTCTGATCGGATCATCGGATCTCTCCACCTATTTCAAAGAGACAACCGTTTCGGCGTCAATCGAGACCGCCGAGACGACGACCTACGGCGTCGCTGGCGGATCAAAGACCTACGTAACCGGCCTCAAAGACTCAACCGTTTCGCTGACCGGCCTGTTCGATGATGCGACAGGCGCCGCCGATGATGTCATCACGACCGCCCTCGCCTCCGACGCCGACATCGTGTTCACCATCGCTCAGGACGGCGGACTCGTCGTCGGTCGCCGATGCGTTCTCGGTCAAGCGATCGAAACGAAATACGACCTGTCCTCACCGGTCGCCGATGTCGTCTCGACCTCACTCGATCTTCAGACCGACGGCGAGTCGATCTACGGATACGTTCTCGCAGCGGCCGACTCGATCTCCTCAACGTCGACCGGGACATCCGTCGACGGCGTCGCCTCATCCACGAACGGCGGCATCGCGACGCTCCACGTCATCGCCAACACCCGAAACGGAAACATCACGGTCAAGGTTCAGCACTCCGCCGACAACGTGACGTTCGCCGATCTCGCTACATTCGCTGTCGTCTCCTCGACGACCAAGACCTCCGAGCGACTGTCGGTCGCCTCGGGAACAACGGTGAACCGATACCTCCGAGTGTCGTACACCGTCGCCGGCTCGACCGGCTCCGCAACTATCGCCGCCGCTTTCGGCCGGCGAAACTAATCCCGAGGAGGGAACCCCAACATGGCATTTCGTCACGGCAAGAACGCAGTTTTCAAGGTGGACAACTCGGGCGGCACGCTGACCGACATCTCCGCATACATCCACGAGGTCAGTCTCCCGCGCTCGATCGAGACCGCTGAGACGACGACCTTCGGTGTCACTGGCGGAGCGAAGACCTATGTCACCGGTCTGAACGATGCGACGGTTTCGATCTCCGGTAAGTTCGACTCGACAGTCGACGCTCATCTCGCCGGCATTCTCGGACAGGAAGCGTCCGTGTCATTCGAGTACGGTCCCGCCGGCTCGACGGCCGGTTACATCAAGTTCACCGGAGAATCCATCATGACGAAGTACGATCTTTCGTCACCGGTCGGAGATGTCGTTTCATTCTCCGCTGACTTTCAGGTTACCGGCGTCATCACACGCGCCACATACTAAGAACTGACCGATCACCAACAAAACAGGGAGTGACCTAGTGTCCATTCGTGAGCAGATCCTGAACGCCGACGACATCGAAACCGAACTCGTGGAGGTCCCCGCTTGGGGAGTCACCGTCGAGGTCCGTTCGATGGATGGCCGGAGTCGAACCCGTCTCCTGAAATCCGCCGCCGACAACGACGGCGTCATCGACATGGAGAGGATGTACCCGGAAATGGTCATCCTCTGTTCGTTCGATCCGGAGACCGGGGAAAGAATCTTCACCGCCGACGACGTCGACGCGTTGCTCTCGAAGGCCGCCGGCCCTCTCGAACTGATCGCCACTACGGCGATGCGCGTCTCCGGGATGACCGGCGACGCCGTCGACGTAGCGGGAAAAGACTCGCCCTCGATCACGAGCGACGATTCGTCTTCGAGTTAGCGGAGAAACTCGGACGGACAGTCTCGGAACTCCTCGACGGGGGACCGGGACACCGTCCGATTTCATCCGCCGAACTGACCGAATGGGCCGCCCTATGGAAACTCCGGGCGGAGGAGCACGAGGCCGCACAGCGGCGCGCTAGGAGGTAGCAGAGATGGCCGCATCGTTCGACATCGTCGCCAAACTACGCGCCGACACGACTCAGTTCATCACCGGTCTGAAAGGTGGAGAGGTCGCGTCGACCAAGTTCGCCGCCTCGATGGGCGGCGTTTCTCAGGCCGTCGCCGTTGGAACTGCCGCAGCCGTCGCCACTGCCGGCGTTCTGCTATTCAAACTCGGCGCCTCGTTTCAGGATGCGTATAAACAGATCCGCGTCGGAACCGGAGCGACGGGCGAATCCCTCAAAGGTCTCGAACAATCGTTCAAGAACGTATTCGCTAACACTCCCGCTTCGATGAAAGACGTTGGTTCGATCATCACCGACCTGAACGTGAAACTCGGACTCACCGGGAAACCCCTAGAGGACGTCTCGCTTCAGATCCTGAAACTGTCGCGCATGACCGGCACCGACCTGAAAACGAATGTTGAGTCAGTGACGACCGTGTTCAAGAACTTCGGCGTCGCCGCCGCAGATCAGAAAGGCAAACTCGACCTTCTGTATCGCGCATCTCAGACCTCCGGCGTGTCGGTTACGTCTCTCGCCGATCAGATGGCGCGAGGAGGTGTCGTTCTACGTCAGGTGGGATTCGATTTCGACTCGGCGGCGGCGCTCATGGGGACACTGGCGAAGGCCGGTCTCGACGTCGGCGACGTACTCCCGGCAATGACGAAAGCACTCGCGACCGCCGGCAAGCAAGGCATCGACGCGAAGACGATGTTCCAATCGACGTTCGACGCGATCAAGAACGCGAAAGATCCGACCGAGGCGACCGGCATCGCGTTACAAACTTTCGGTGCGCGTGGAGGTCCGAAACTCGCGGCCGCGATCATGGAAGGAAAACTTTCCTTCGAGGAGTACATGGCGACGATCGTCAACGGCACGGACACGATCTCGAAAGCATCCGGAGACGTGTCGACGTTCGGCGGGAAACTGTCGATCATGTCGCACCGGTTACAACTAGCGTTCGAGCCTCTCGCTACAGCAGTGTTTCAGGGAATGAACACCGCTATGAAAGTCATGCTTCCGATTCTCACCGAGGCGACCGATTTCATCGGTGACATGGTGCGCGCGTTTCTTGCTCTCCCGACTCCGATCATGCTCGCCCTGCCGGCGATCGCAGCGATCGTGCTCGCCATCAAGGGATTCGTAGCGCTTCAAGCGCTGGTTTCAGGTATGGCGACGGCGATCATCGGAGCATTCGGAACAATGGCCGCCGCCGCCGGCGGCTACGCCGCTGAGTTCCTTGTAGCGATGGGGATCTCCGAAGCGGCAGCACTAGAGGCCGGGTACGCGATTCAATCGGCGCTCGGTCCGATCGCGATCGCTCTCGGCGTCGCGTTCGTCGCTTTCACATTATGGAACAACAGTCAGGAGGCCGCGAAACAACACGCGAAAGATTTCGCCGCCTCACTCGACGAACAAACGGGCGCGTGGACGAAGAACACCGACGCCGTCGTATCAAACAAACTCGCCGCCGACGGAACTCTCAACACTCTGAACGACGCCGGCATTTCAATGGACGCGTGGAAAAAGGCGGTTCAGGGCGGCACCGAGGGAATGATCTCTCAGGCCGACTCGTATCGACTCCTGTCGGATCGAGGCGCCTACGCGATGTCGGCGCTCTCGTCGGCAGTCGACAATCATCGTAAGCACCTCGGCGAAACCACCGCCGCCGGTTACACGTATACGCGTGCCGAACTCGCTCAGATGGAGGAGAAACTCGCCGCACAGAAAGCGTATTTCTCCGAGTTACAGAACGGTGGAAACGCGACGAACGCACTCCTCGCGCAGATGTCGAGTCAAGGCATTCTTACCGCTGAGGTCGCCGATCAACTTCGTTCAGAAACCGAGGAGTATCAGAAGAAACAGGATGCTCTGAAAGCGGTTTCGATTTCGACGGCGATGTCGAACGGTGTCTCGAAAGATGCAGCGACCGCAGCGTATGAGGAGTCAAAGGCAAACAAAGAAGCCGCCGACTCGATCAAGGCGAAGCACGACGCGCAGAAGGCCGCACTCGATCCGATGTTCGCCAACCTCGACGCCCTGAAAAAGATGAAAGATGCTCAGGTCGAGTACGACAAGATTCAGGCCGACGGATCGAAATCGCAGGCTGAAAGAGAAGCGGCGTATTACAATCTCGTGACCGCGACCGGAGCGTACTCCGACTCTCTCAATACATTAGAGGTTGGACTGAAGAACGGAACCGTCACTCAGGAACAGGTACGCGGACGTCTCGAAGAACTCGTGCGACTTGGCATCGACCCCGGATCGGATGCGTTCAAACGTCTCGCCGCTCAGGTCGATTTCGCTCAGGCCGGAATGAAAGATCAGCAAGGCGTTTCGCTGACCGCCGTCGCCGCGTTCGCAACCCTGGGCGCGATCGTCGCCGAACTCGGCCCCGATCATCGTGGTCCCTATGAGTTGCTGCTCGCAACAACCACGATCGTGCTGTCATGGGCCGCGATACACACCACCTTCGCGCTGCATTACGC